ACAAATCTGTTCTAATGTTGCTCCTCTTTTATATAATAAGTATAGCTGCCTTGGAGTCATATGCTCTACTATAAAATTATTATTTATATTTTTACCTGCTGATGTAACATTATATATTTCATTAAGTTTACTATTTATTATATTTTGATTATTAATTATATTCTCAAGATAAGAAATTATTTTATTTGTTAGGTTTCCTATCTTGATTGTATTAGCCAATATTTTTTCAGATATAGAAACAGGAGCACCATTAGCTGGTGCCCCTTGTTGAATTATTTTCTTAAATTGCTCTGCCGTGTCTGATTTCATTTTTTACTCCATGTATTATATTAATTTATCTATATTATAATACATGTCAATTTCTATGCTGCCTCCTCTTAAAATTATCTATCAATGATGTTAACCTAAGATTACGAGGATGTATGTTATATTTTAATCCATACGCCTCTCTAGCTTTCTTAGTGCCGGAGCCATCAATGACATCCGCACACATACCCTTGAATGAATCACGAAGCACAATGCCACTCAAAAACACTTGACCTAGCAACACCAGTGTCTCTGCTGACAAGCGTGTGTTGTCAAGCACGTACTGTGTGTTGTTTGGTGTGTGGAATGGATGAATCTTTCCATCCTCTGCAATCCTGTAGCTGCCATCTGGGTCTGTGTAGTTTATCACAAACCTAGACTTATCAATTTTACCTGTACGGTTCCTGAAGTTGATATCAAGAACCATACCTTTTTCACAGGTCTGTACCTGTGTAATGTTTGCAAGTACATAATCAATACCCTTGCTATCCTTATGCTGCTCCTGCCACTTTTGTACTAACATAATGTTATCCTCCTTTATTATGCATTTAATTAATTAAATAATTTATTTTATATTTAAATTATTTAATTATACATATATAAATAATATGTATGAAAGCACGTATGACCCTATTTTTATAATGTATATAGAAATAGCCTAGAGTCAATTTTTTGACCTTATATGCTAATTATTTTACTCACTGGATATTTATTTTTTCTTACATGTTCTAAAAATGTGTATGAATGTTCTATTGAATTGCTATATCAGAAATGTTTTAATAAAAATTAACTAAATGGACATAGTTATAAACCTCAAAAGTTTTATTAAGATGTTGAGTTTGAGGTGGCAGAGTTTTTATCATTTTAAAATAATTGCTTGAACACTTATGAATACTATAGAAAAATAAAAAAGTTACTTCACAAAAATATAATTGTTCAGTAACTTCAATATAATTTTATTAAATTATGATTGTCTACTATATATAAAATCTTATTTTTAATACTATGACTAATGTAAAAATTGGAAATCTAGCTAGACTTCCAACTTTTACAACCCAAGCTCTTTCAATCTATTATCTATGCTCTTTACTGAGAAATCTATACTGTATCTCTCAAGGAGCATCTGTTGAATTTGAACATTACGAGCATTTCTACTTTTATAGTTGCCACCTATCTCCATTGCAAGATCTACTATCATATCATCTGATACTTTCTTTTCATGATTGTTTATTCTCATATTTCTACAAGTATCTACAACTCCGCCATAGTCCTTTGTAAAAAATGATAAACAATCATAAAGTTTAGAAGCTAAGTTATAGTTCTGCATCTTTTCAATCATGTAGCTCATAATTATATTCATATACTTAATTATATAAATGTAACTTGTTACATAATTTCTAAGTTGCTCATTCTCTAACTTAAGTTTCTCTGTCTCAGCAAAGTTAGGTTTTGATGGTGTATTTGGAACAGATAAGTCAGTAGCATCTACCATTGCTATTATATCACCCATCAGCTCTACAAATTCTTCCTCAGGGTAAGTTGCTCCGGACTCTATTATATTTACAAATGATTCTAATCTTACAATTAATTGTTCTTTCATATCCACCACCTATGCTAAAGTTGGAAATCTAGCTAGACTTCCAACTTTTCCTACAACTGTTTTAGCTTATTTTTATTATGGTTTCCTATAGGTGTTCATTTCTAAATTTACTAGAGTATTAGCTGCTAATTATTTTCTCTATATAATAGTATCCCATTTATTTTATCTCTTTCTTCTTTATCATCATTGATGTCACAATAGTATGTATATAATCCACTGCCATTATCTTTAAAAGCATATGGCTTAACTAGATCATATCTATGACTCTCATCACACATAACTGTTTTCAACACTATATTATCATTTATTCTATTTATAAATGATGAGTCACCTACTGTTACAACAGCCTTGTTTGTTTTATAATTTATATATACTGTTTCTGCTTTTAAATTATAGTCTACATTTTTTACTAACATATTGTAATCAAAAACATAAGTTCCTTCCATTTTTATACCTCCTTGACATCTGCCACTTCTATTATTTTAATAGTATCTATTTCTTTCTTGTTGTTGTCTATTATTTTATATAATATATCAGAGAGTTGCATTCTACTATTATACATATCTGCTAAACTGATCTTGTAATCAAGACAATACTTGTTGCCAATACTTATTCTTATATCTGTCATTTCATTATCATATGGACATATACCAAGTATTTTTCTTTTATTATATGTATTCTGATCCATTACTGTTATCCTCCATAATTTTATTATATTGATTAAACACATCTGCAAATTCTTCATTATTAAGCACTTCATCCACCAGAGCTTGTATATCTACATGGTTTGATTTCCTGCTAGATGTTAATACCTCATCTAGCAGGTTATCAAGATATTTATATTTAGCTAACTCTGGTGTCAGTGTATTCATATTTATTTACCATCATCTACTTCAGGGTCAACAGTGTACATATAACCAACTTTCTTGACTCCATTTTCTATCATCCAATTATCTAAAATCTTATAAAAGGTTGGGATTGATACTCCTACAGCTACCCCATCTTTTTTCTTGTATGTTATGGCTGCTGCCGCCTTTCTAACTGTTAAATCACCTTTGATATAAGCATTGCAGATCATATCAAGATTGTCCTTATCAGTTTCAAGGTGTTTTCTACCTTTATACTTTCCATTCGCTTTAGCTATAGCTATGCCTTCTTTCTGCCTTATAAGCATCAGATCTCTCTCTAACTGAGCAAATGTGCTAAACATACCCAGCATAGCTTTACCAGTTGGTGTAGTAGCATTTATCCCCTCGTGGTCAAAGACCACATCAACACCTCTCTTTAACAGATCATCTGTAGTATTTAATACTTCTATAGTATTTCTACCCATTCTAGATATTTCACTGAATACAACCCTGTCACCTTTCTGGAGCTTCTGTAACAGTTCTTGAAACTTAGCTCTATTCATATTCTTTCCGCTAAGTTTATCAACAAAGATGTTTTCATCTGGAATACCATACTTCTTCATAGTCTCCAGCTGCCTATCCTCTTTCTGTTGAACTGTTGAAACTCTCACATAACCATATACTGCCATGTCCTTTTCCTCCTTGTTTAATTTTGACCATGCTTTTTTAAGCAAATGACACTGATTTAAAATTGAATCATTAAATATCTAAATATGTAGTTTTTTTATATTTATAATTTAATAATTCAATTAATTAATTACATTTATTAATAATTTAATAGTAGAAAAGTATGACAGGAGACAAAATACAGAATGAATATATAAAAATCCTAGAGTATGCTGGATGTATAAAATTAAACCACCAAAGCCAAAAATGACTATGACAAGTTCTATGACAATATAATAGAATAGCTACTGAAGTGTATGGAGATAATAAAATGACAGGTGTTAATGCCTGAAAGCATATGCTATTTATGTACAATATGATGTATAAATATAATGGAATTTAAAGACGTAACGTTGCCAAGGTGGAGACCGCGGGTTCGAATCCCGTCTGTCGCTGTAGTTTTAAGAATTATATGACAAATCTTATGACAAACTAGTTTAATGGCATATGAGATGCTATATTATCTAATATATTATTCTTTTCACTCATGGTCTGCTGTGCATAATATCTCTTTGTGGTCTCTATATCATAATGACCCAGCCATTTCTCTATATTGGAATCTGATATATTCGAAGATATTAGATATGTTGCACAAGTTGATCTTGTAGACTTAAATGACAGGTTATCAGGTAAACCTAGCTCCCTAATTACCTGCTTAAGTAACTTACTCACATAGTCAGGGTTATGAGGCTTATTCTGATTGTTTAGGAATACATATCCATCAGGAGACCAAACACCTAACTGCTGCTGTTTATTATACTCTGCTAATATTATATCATTAATTGGAAAGCTCCTTAAAGAGGTAGGAGTTTTAACCTGCTCATCGTCTATTATACCTTGACTTGAACGTACACGAGTTCTTGTTATATAGAACACATTATCATCAAAGTCCACTTCACTCCACCTTAATGCTAATATCTCTGCTCTCCTTAAACCATATACTATTAACGCTCTTATTACTGGAGTCAGACAATTATACTTTTTATTACTTGTTGTAAAATCTACAATCTGTTTTATTTCTTCATCAGTAAAATATATTCTTTTTATCTGCTGTTTTGTACTCTTTACAGATAAGTTTGAATAATCAGGCTTAAGTATAGGAGATAAACCCAATACTGCACGCCTATCATTTACTGCTTTCAATATACAGGAACCATGACTTCTTATAGTGTCCAGCTTATAATCTTTATCAGCCAAATGTTGGAGATAATTAAAAAGATGAGGTGTTTGGAAGTCCTGAAGATAAACAGTACATTGACGTGTTTGTTCCTCTATCTCCAATTGTTCTATGAACTTATCCAGTATTGTTTCATATTTCTCCCTTGTGTTCTGGCGAATATTATTCAAATGCTCCTTGTAGAAGTTTATTTCATAAATTAAACTACCTGATGTTATCCTTGACTGCTGGCTCTGCAAAGTCTCCATGACCTGCTGTTCATACTGGTTTATTAATTTATTCGCTTCGTTATGTTTAATAGAAGGAGATAAATAAAAATTCTTTCTATGCCGCTTATTGGAAACATAGAAGGACACGGAGATATAAAAAACATTATCCTTGGTTCTGCACAAGTAGCCTTTTACCTTGAATGGGTTTTCTTTATTTTTATTCATATCACTTAAACCACCACATTGCACTATAATTTTATTTACTTATTTAAATTATAACGCTCCACACAATTACACACAAGTCCACCTGATGCACACATTTTTATCCTTATATCAGCACACTATGCACTATCTCTTTTTATCCCCTTATGACACACTATCAGCAAATTATGCACATTGGTTCTATGGGTCTGATGGGATCCTCGGATCATCTGATGACACTCGTTATTATTGATGTTTTTATCCCTCTTAATTTAAGGGTCTGTGGGGCTTGTGGTGCTCGTTTTTATTTTAGACAGGGAATATATGGGAAACAGCCAGAAATCGGCTCTATGGGGCTTCTGGTGGCTTGTGGACATACTCATTGATCCTTCTGGTATCCTCCGGAAATGGCTTTGGTATCCTCCCACCATCTGCCCATCACGACTAAATTATCTAATGTATGATAAGACCAGCTGCTCATCACAATATTTTAATGATATGTATGCTTATTATTTATAACGTCTATTAATGATCCTATTCGTTTGGTGCTACTCTCTTTTTTATACTTCTTTTGGCAATTATCCTTTTATTTTTTATTTTCTTGTGTAAGCACATATAACCGCTTTTATCCTTTGTTATATATACGTGGGGGAATATGTCAAGTCGATTTTTTCGCTATGTATTTAAAAGATGGTATATGTCAAGAATTTGAATTAGTATGTTGAAAATCTACTAACTAGTACAGATGAGAGTATGGAAAAAGTTCTTTTCATTTTTTCAATTTTACAGAGTTAAAATGTGTCAAATTCAAAATGTTATGCACTTTTTTCAAATGTATCAAAATATGTATTACCCCCATTTTATGTATAGAGTATGCTAATTTTATACTACTGTTATATATCTACTTCATTGTTATCATTATAATGTAATCCTTATATTGTTAATATTGTCACTATGTTTTGACGTAAAATTCGATCTTATGTTAATCTTTTTGACACTTTCCAAAATCTGTCCAGACATGTATATTTAACTACCTTATGTATATCTTTCTATACCCTTAAGTTATATTATTTATAAATTAAAAAGGGACATACATATCTCTATGCATGCCCCTAAGGAAAAGAGGAATAATGAAACTCATGAACGGTTTTCGTGTTTTACTCTGTCTTTCAGTTCAGCTAACTTTGCTGAATTCCAAGTTGATAAATCTGATACCAAATATCCAGTGATCCGCCTAATCCTATTAAAAGGAACTCCCAAACCCCTTTCACGTTCTGATACTATCTGCTGTGCCATTATTATCTACCTCCATTGTTATTTAAATGTATCTCTATGTATTTGTTTACTTGAATACCAGAAAGCCTTCTTTTCCCTTGTATCCACATGAGTAAATGATGGATACTCACCTATACCAAGCACACCTAATTCTTCAGCGCACCTTGCTATTTCATGTGGTGTTACTCCCTGAATATGTATATCAGCAGCCTTACCTGCCATATGATATGACTTAGGTGCTCCACCTATTTTCTTGTTGTAGTTTGGACTTCTATATCCGCTATTAATATATACAGGTTTTTTGAAATACTCTCTGATGCTCTCTAAAATTACAACTAGTTTGGTGTCTATTTTTATAAGGTCACTTTGATCATGGCAGGCAAATTCAGACACTTTAAAGTGTTCACTTATTCTAGTGTTACCATCTTTTTTAAGAGAGTACTCTTTAACTACTGATGCAACATAAGGAACAACATACATCTTGTTACATTGTTTTACACAGACATATCTGTTATCGTTTATTTTACCCCAAATCTGGTCACCTACTTGTGTCCAATCATAAATGTACAATATTTCATTATTAGATGCCTTATCAGCTATATCAAAGTTTGTCCCAGCACCATACCTAATATTCAAAGCTGATGCTGTAACTTTATAACTTCCCTCATGCATATTATTTACCTCACTATATTCTATAACTTTTTCACTAGAACATGATTTATTAAAAAGTGCTAACTCAGCTTCTCGTCTACGAGTCAGTCCATTTAATACTACACCATTTGACTTATTATATTGTAACCACTTAGATTTAATTGTATTTCTATCTCTACTACCATTGTCAATCAACTTATTTAAGTTACCCTTGCCACAATTAAAAGTAAATGAAACAAGTGCATCAAATTCGTTCTGGTTCCATCCATAAATACTGTTGTAGTTATTAACAGCATCCTCGAACTTCTTGAGGTCTTGTTGTAATAACTCATCAGCCTTTTGTTGAGTTATTTTATCCCAAGCTTTTACATCACTTCCATAATGTCCATACCCAATGGTGTAATATTGTTCAGATGGAACTGCCTTGTATGCTTGTAACTTACAACCCTCAAACTGTTTTATTAATTCTATACCTTGTTTTGATGTTTCCATATTTGCACCTCCTAATTATTCGCTAGGCACATCAATACTCCATTATGTTTTATATACACATTTGATGCTAATGGGTCTGATGGAAGTACTAACTTAAATCTAATCAGATGCCCACCATGAAACATATAAATGACATCAGGATCTTGTATTGGTGGATTATAGTTAGGCATTGGATCAAAGCCTAGTATACTTCCCTCATTTACTATGTTCCATATTTTTCCACATACAGGTATGTCATCAAATGTTACTGTTCTGCTATACCATCTTGCCCAATCAAAGTTCCTTATGTTCTGATCATTTGTGTATACTGTAGTTTGTTTGTAAGGAGATCTATAAGTTGCAAAAGCATTGTCATACCTTGTTAAATTTATTCCATCTTCTAACATAAATGTATCTATGCTATTACAACCATAGAAATTATATCCAGACCTTGTATCTCCGTATTGTTCACTTGTATCAAGTTCTATGTCTTTTACATAATTTATATATGTATTATTACATATTTTCTTAGTGTTAAATTGTGTAAGATTTTGACATAAATAAAATGAATACATTGGTATTATTATGTCATTTCTAATATCAACTAAGGTAACTTGAGACCTTGCAAATACATGATGCCCAAAGCTTTGTGCATCTACATTACATTCATGTATACATGAATCTGCAAGTGTAAAGTTACCTATATAATTACATTCAATATTAACAATACAGTTGGATGTACCTATTGATGCTATACTTGATTCACTACTTAATCCTGAGAGTGCACCATAACTATAATCAGTACCATCAGCTAAAGAGTAGCATTGTATATCTACATATGTAACTAATTGCCTTAACTTAGTACCTTGTAATAATATTTTTGGAATATCAACTATGGATCCTGTAACATGTATACTACACTCAAGCCAGTTATTATTACTATCGTAGTCTGTTCCGTACATATCAAAAAATCTTGAGACAGTACAGTTGCTAAATGTATTAATAATTTCCTGAGAGTATTGACCACTTGCTGATACACCTACAAAATTGTATGAGTTATAATCAAAAGTACCACTTCCACTAATTACTATGTCATCACAGCTGTAGTTTAATATTGTAGATGTTCCTACTGTAATAACATGAGAAATAGACTCATATAATGTTACACTTATTCCCCCAAAGGTTGCTTGAAGAGTAAAATCTGACATTAAACACCTCCAACAGGTAATGTAGATGCTGAAATTAATCTAAATGTTTCACCCTCTTGAAGATCTGCAAGAGGTGGTATAGATGTATACCCGGGAATTATAAGTTTACTCGGTGAAATACCATGGTCTAACATATACTGATCCATCAGATTTGTGAAGTATGTGTCATCAACTTTATAGTTTTCATATAACTCCTCACTGATATTATCTTGATCCACAACAGTCATATAATATAATGCTGTCTGTGTAATTTTTACTGTCTCTTCCTCACTATTAATTATCTGAACATTTACGCTGCTTACTTTATCACCAGACAATTCTATAATCGTGTATGTCTCTGCATTATCTTCAAATGCAAAATTAGGGTAGAATATGTCTGTAGTTGACTTAATACTTGCATCTGCATATGTAATCGTGTACACTACTGCAACATTTTTAACAGAGTCAGTACTTAATGTTTGATCATCTGAAGTCATAGCTGCCACTAATTTCAAGTAAGTAAATCTCTTATTTACAGCAGATAATGTCAATGAAGCTATGTCGCCTTCATCTAATTCAATAACTGAACCAACTGACCCTGTACCTTGTATTGTCCAAGGGGAACTATTACTTAATAATGATGAAGAACTAAATGATAAAGTTCTTTCTTCTACTCTGTTGCCAACTGCTATCATTCTTGTTCCTCCTCTTCAAAAGTCTTAAGTAGATTTAACTTACATCTGTAGTTTGTGCCAAGTTTAAGCTCTACACCTATAACCTTATAGTTACCATTAATTCCTAACTTGGTACCTGATACGGTCACTAAATCACCTATCTTAACTTGTGGATTAATGAAACCTTCCATATAAATGCTGCTATTACTTATACTTATAAGACCTAATAAACCAGTCGTGTACATATCTATTAACTCTTTACGGAGTATATTATTATTTATAGATACCACATCACTCTTGTGGTTGTTATCTTTATATAAAGTCTTTGTATTCTCTATCTCCTTTATGACTGTGCCCCAAATCTTAATGTTCGCATTTGTATTAGCTGTTGATATAATCTTAAAATCAATACTATCTTTATAATTAAAAAAGGACACACATTTTGAAGTTCCGCTATCATTAATTATTTCAATAGTTGAAATATTTGATATTTTGCTGGAATTTAATTTTATACTGTCCAGTTCATTAACTCCTGCTGTAAGAGGGTACCCCTCTATGTTTGCCAGCTCTTTATCTTCGTATGACACATTATCTATATAAGTAACTTCAACACCTGAAGCGTTGCTCGTATCAGCCAAATTTGTTCCATAATCCAATACATTAACAGAACCTGAAATGGTGCTCACTGGTTGTTCCTGTGTATCATCAAGCAACCAATCAGCCTTCAAATATCTATTTCTGTCTATCCATAAATTAGTCAATGTATTCTGTGCTATGTTATTTATAATATTTTCAAAGCTATCTCTATCAATATTGTTATACCAAAGTTGCCAGTTGTAACCAGTAACATCAAATATATTTAAATCCTGATCCCTATAGAGTACTTGCATATAACTAGGTAGTCCACTATTCAACTTATCGACTACTGACTTTATAAAGTCCTTTACAGTTAAATTCCTCTGTAGTCTTAATTTTCTTAACGATATATTCTTAATTCTACCTATTAAACTCACAGCAGATATGTTAACAGTATTAGCATCTGATGCCTTCGTTCCATTCTCCCAAGCATCTACAAAATATCTACCAAGGTAAGTATTAACATTATCCTCACCTGTCACATTAACTTCTATATATGCTGTATTATCCATATATCCATAGTATATAGAATTTGTATTTGAAGAAATTAAAAGTCCATCCTTACTTTGTACAGTTATAGATAAGATGCTTGATGTAATATTACCTACTACATTGTTATTATTATTAGAATATAACTGTTCTTTTACACTCACAGCAGTACAATAATTATCCAGACCTTGTTGGTTTGGATCTCTCATAGGTATGTTATAAACATCTCCATTTCTAAAATGAACTTGAAGTGTTGTTTGTACTGAATGAATTGTATTCTGCATTTTTATTTCTCCACAAAATGAACTGAAACGTTTTCATATAATACATCAAAGTCATTTCCACCATATGCATATGACTGACCTAACTTAGCTGCTAATCTATCAGTGGTATCTTTAACTGTGTACTGTATTAAATTCGCACCAGCGTAACATTGCATAGTAACCACACCATCAGGAGAGAAGGTGTTAAATCTAACAGGAAGAAACATATTCGAACCACCACGATACTTAGTCATTATCGTATTGTAGATTGTGTCAAAGTGTGTCTTATTTAATAATGGCCAAGTAAGTGTAAGCTCTCTCTTAATGCCCTTTACAGAACCCTCATAGTCAATATTATCCGCCAGACGTCCACCATCTGTAACCATATTCAACTTCACTTGTTCTGGAGTGGCTGTCTCTGGCATTGTAACGCCATTGATCTGTAAATATGGGTCACTATTTTTTAATCCGTCATAAAAATAACTCATATATGCTGCCTCCTATAAATATTGCTCAATCACAATACTCAAAATCTTAAAAATTATGAATCCTATGTAGCAAAGGAGAGTACATTAATTTTTCACTAGAGTATTCCTAGATTTAAAATTAATGTTGACTCTCCCAAATTGTGTATTATTTATATTTAAAATTTGTTCTTGATAATATATTTATCTTGTAATAATTTATATAGAATAAATATATAATTTTATTTTTATGTAAGTAGTATAGAGTATCTTAGTATGCAACTGATATGTTTATACCATAAATCCTCAAAGCTTTAACTACTAATTCTGCTATATCTACCATTTCACTTCTAGTATATATGCTCTTGTCACCAATATTGAGGTTGATAACTCCACCATTAGCTGCTGCACCAGAATTTATCTGAGCTGCCAGACGAGTAGCAAGTTGATCCATCCAGCCTGTGTTCTTTTCAAGAGGAAGTACTGCCTCTTTTCCATCCTCACCGATCTGTGCTAATGTCTGACGCTCTACTATTCCACCAATAGCCATCTTAGGAATCGTCCACTTGTTGCCACCTATTACTGGAATGAAATTAGGTATATCTATGTTCAATCCACCAAGTGTACTGTTCCAAGCATTTTTAATGGTGCTAATTATAGATTTAATTATGGATGATATAGCCTCAAATATACCTTTTCCAAAGTTATATATTCCACTAAATGCTTGTTTAAAGTCACTTGCAAAGTCATTTATTATTTTCTTAAATCCACTAAAGTCACCAGTAAGTAATCCTTTAAGTGTAGCTCCGAAAGTCTTAAATCCTACAGTAACTAAGTCAAATGCTAACTTAAATATACCTGCTATGTATTCACCCTGTTGTTGTAAGTATTCTGTAATACCACCTATTGATTCTTCTATTTCTTCTTGTCCTACACCTAATGATGCAAGTAATAGTGCCAGTGCTGATTGTATACCTACACCTAGTAAAGTACTTATACTATTAAATAAGTTATCAATTGCTTGATCAATGTTTACTCCAATTGTACCAAAGAAATTCTCAACAACTACCCATATACCTGTCAATGCTGCTTGGAATTTCGTCATTGCCCATTCTTGTATCAACTCTGGTATGTGTGCATTTTCAAGTATTGTACCTAATGTTGCTCGTATCTTTGTCCAATCTAATGACTGTAATACAGCTATAATTGTATCTACTAATGGTTGTAAAGCTTTACCCCAAGCCCCACTATTCTCATTCGCTTTGTTAATTAACCCTTGAATTAATGCAACTATATCATCTTTATGTTCAGCAAGTGCTTCTCCTATAGTACCTATATTACTAAATACTGCATTAGCTATATTTATAATGGAATCTACTAAACTGTTAATTGCATCAGGATCTTTATCTAAACCTGTAAAGAACCCTGTTATAGCATTTGAAATAGCTGTCCCTAGCAAATCTAATCCAGCAACTATCAACCTTGATACTGTTTCAACTGTCTCAGGGAAGTTTTCACCTATCTTTACAAAGATGTTATTTATAATTCCACCAAGTTTTTCAAGTGTTCCATGTCTTTCAAATTTATCTAATGATTGATTAATACCCATGTTGAAATCTTCAAATATAGCATCGATCAACTCATTAATTTTTATAGTAAAGTCTACTGAACTCATGTTATCTATTAACTTAACTATGATGTCCGACAGACTCCATGACATATTTGAAAATGGATGAACACTGAAGAATCCAATAGCCATATCCATAGCACCACTAAGCCAGTGATAAATGGTATCTGCTACTAATTTTTCATCTAAGCTCCTAAATAACTCGTCAAATGCTACTCCTATATCTTTTCCAAATTGACCAAAATTGAACTTTGTAGCAAATCCATCCATGAACTCAAATAGAGTGTTAAGCGTATTACCAACTAAATTACCAAAATCTTGCCAAGCTCTTTCATCATCAACTATGACATTTAACAGGTCGGCTAAGTCCTCACCAAGTCCACGAGCTGCTGCTCTTATACCAGCCCAGTCAAGTCCTTCTTCCCAGTTCTTGAACTCATTCAATAAGTTCTTTAACATATCCTTTAAGTTGCCAAGGGAGAAATCTAAGTCATCTGATGATGTTGCAAAGTCATCTAACCAACTTGAAGGATCATAATTTTCTAAGTCTTTTACTAAGTCAGCTATGTTGCTATCATCTTTATTTTTAGATGATTTATCCTCATTTATCTGTATTACATCGTCAAAAGATGCAACCTTACGAGATGCCTCTTTAGCCTTATTTCCTGTATCTTTTATACTATCTCCAACCTTGCCTATATTATCAGCGTATCTTCCTACTTTATCAGCTGCCTTGTTAGAAAATGCACCTGATAAACCTTTATCTCCGGACAGGTCAAGATGTAACAGCTTAGCTAATACATTTACAGCATATGTTGCTAAATTAATTATCTTAGTTAATACAGGAGCAACTATTGAATATAACTGTAATGCTAACTGGCCTACAGTATTTAAGAAATTACTATAGGCGTTCTTTAACTGTGTAACCTTACCTGCTGCTGTGTCCATATAGTCTGCATACATACCTTGTATGCTCTCACCCTTTAACAGCAGGAAGTTTGTTCTTTCTATCTCTGTATTTAATTTCTTGAATTGGTCAATATCAGAATCAGTTAAGTCAAAAGCCTTAGCTATAGATGATCTACTATTCAATACACCAAGGTTAATAGCATTTTCATACTGTTTAGCTATTTCTTCTACTGACTCCCCAGAGAATGCAGACAGATCCAAAGCTAAGTTATTTAATGCCTTGCTATACTTAGTAACACCATCAGCATCCAGACCTAATTGAGATGTAACAGCAAGAATACCCTTCATTCCTTTCATGAATGAAGAGCTATCTATATTATATAATGATGCTAATTTCTGACCATAGCTAATAATATCTTGACCTGCATCCTTGCCAAGGTATTCATATATTTTGAAATAGCTGCTCTGAATCTCACTTCCCATGTCGGAGAATTCTTGCAACTTGTCTATAACCGTGTCACATTTCTGAAGTAAATCTACAAAACCATCACCAAGAGTCTGTACACCATCAATAAACCCTGTAAATGTTGCAGAACCAAGGTTCAGCATCAACTTACCCATGTCCAGAGTTAATTTTTCAATAGCACCAAGAACATCCTCAGTAGCTTTATATGTCTCTTTAAAATACTTAATTAATCCAGCTGCTGCTAATCCTACAGCTGCTATCTCAGGAGCTGATGCACCTAGAGCTTGTGCTAATGACTTTATACTACCTGTTGATATATTACCTGACTCAGCTATACCTAATAATGATTGCACTAGCTTTTCATTATTCGCTGTACCTTGCTCTGTACCTTGTTCTATTGTTTTTGTTACACTGCTATATTTTTCTTCTATTTCATTTAAATTAACACCTACAGGTGTGCTAGCTTTATCATGAAATTCATTTAATACAGTAATGTCTTTTTCAACCCATTCTTTAAGTCCCTCTAACTGTTTAATTGGTTCTTCAAATTCCCAATACTGTTTGGATTGAATATCTAAGCCAGACCTGAATTTATTAACTGCATCTAGTGTCTGGTTAATTGATCCATATAATTTTTCATAAGCTGATACATCAGCAGCAGAAGCTGTTAGGTTTTGCAACTGTTTTGATAGATATGACATTGCCTCACCTAACTGGTATAGTTGTTGTGCTCCCTCTACCTCAGTATCTATTTCTATACCTGTTCTTACTTCATCCATAAGTTATCACCTCATAATTCATGGTTCTTAACTGCAAGTATCTTTTCCTTTAAAGTCATATGTTCTTGTCCGGCCTTACATTGTTGACCTTGATCATTAAAATGTAATGGCTCTTTTAATTTACCGAACAATAAACCTATAAATGTTTCAGCATTTAAAAACTGTTCTTGAGATTGTTTATTCAAATTAAATATGTATCTATCCTTTAAACCATCACTGTATTTATACATATATCTAGTAGACAGTTTCCAGAAATCAGAAAGTCCTAAATTACCATCTATAGCCTGCATTTCATTATAAAAATTTTCTAGAACTTCCGAGAATGTTTTGTAATCTTTCACAGTATGTTCATCATTTTTATTCTCTGGCTCTCTGCCTATTACTTCATATGCAACCAACTCAAAAGTATTCTCATACCCATATTTCTTAAAGAATCCATCAATTTTATTACAAGCTGTTACATCATCACACTTGTCTGACATCTTTACTAAATCAACTAATACATCAATATTTCCGTATGACAGCTCTCCTAAAATGTCGCAATCGTGTAATATTTCATAGTCAATAATGTCTTTAATGATGAACTCTTTAAGTAACATGGTTATCCCTCTTATTTTTAATGAAAAAGGGTCAGAAGTATTCTCTGACCCTTCACTGCTCAATCATATTCCTGATGGGTCACTATATTAACCTACAGGCATTGCTACTACTTTTTCAGTGTTTTCTACTGTAGGTTCTTTAACCTCAACAGGTGTTTCATTTTCTGTAGCCTTGTCAGCTACATTTTTCAACTTGTCACCAAATTCTGCTAACCTACTAATCATCTCACGCATCTTTTGCTGAGCCTCTTGCTGTTTATTAATGGTATCCTCAAGACCTACCAGAGCATCAGCAAATACTTTATTCGGTGCCATCCCATCAATTACTATATCAGTACAACAAGCACAGAATGCTCCTACTATACCTCTATCCTTGTTCTTTTCGTCATCCAGCCAGTTCTGTAACATTGTCACTTGCTGTTCATCAGGAACCTTAAAGTTGCCTGCTTTCATTAAAAGTAACACATCATCAATATCTGGTAGTTGTTTATCTCTTATAATGCCAAGAGTAATTGCATCTAACACGCTACCCTTGAAATTCTCATTATTATTACGTTTGTAGTTTTCTTTGTAAGACCTAATAAACTGATTAAAGCTGTCCACATTGTATTTAATTGTTAATCCACTACGTTCCATTGTTATCCTCCTTTAAAATAATGGATGGGAGATAATTTAATTATCCCCCACCCAGTGCTGACTTCTTATTCAATTATTATGGTGTAAATGTATGAGCTGCTGCATCATTTACAACCGCCATGGTAATGTTGAGAGTTGCTGTCTCTCCATTAGGTACTTCCATACCCCACTGGCTTATCGTTCCATTGAACCCGTATATCAGGCTATGGTTTGTGTCCTTATCGAATATACCTACGCCAAGAAGAGTATTATTATTATAATATCCTCTCAGTAAGTCAACATCCGACTTGGTAAGGTTAAGCGCCAGAGACACATCATTAGGTGTGCTCTTTCCTGTTATCTTAGCTGCTGAGTCATACCTGTATCCGTTGATCTCAGATGTCTCACGCTGTGCACCCATACCGTTGATATCATTTAACTCACCGATGAAATCATCCTCAGTAAATGCTATCGCTGTGTCATTCTGTGCAGCCGTGTTCATGCATATAGGATACTTGCCTTCTCCAGCTGAAACAACGCCCTGCGCTTTTACCCAACTGCTCCATGAACTGCTCATTGTTTTATCTCCTTTCATTCATTTGGTGTATTAACTTCGTCACTGTTTATATAAAAGAATACATCAGTATTCATATAAACCATCTGTTTATTGTCTTTATTTTTTCCTGCTGGTGTTATACCATTAAGTCTTACATTCTCAACATATACGTTGCTTGATTCACTATCATTTACAAAATTATTAAATGATGCTAAGAGGAAATGTTTAGCTCCTTCTATATCACCGTTATTACATATTACTATTATCTGCACACCAGCGTCCCAGAGTGTATGACTACTAATACCATCATAATTTCTCACTCTAACAACATTGTATTCAAAAATTCCTACATCTCCCTCCACATCTTCCCTTACTGACTGCGAACTACAACGATGTTGGCAATCATGGTCATCAGAGGTATTATCATCTCCATAATTATATCCAGTTGCTAATCTATGTTTTAAATGTTCATATAATGAAACTGTCTCGTCCATATTGTTACCTCATAACATATAATGAGCTGCTTTAACTTGTCTTACTGCTACATCTAACCACTTGTGTATAGCATGAGGGTTTTTATCTCTATGTATCTCTCTCCAAGTAAACTCATGAACGAACCAAGCGTAAGGTGCATCAAATACTACGTAACAAATACCATCTTTCCACTCAATCCTACCACTATCTCTAAGGTTGCCAGTGTCTACAGGACAATAAAACTTAGCAACTTCTAAAACTTCACCAGCTATATTCTCAGCAACATTTGCTGCTATACCAACTCCACCATGCTCCATATCCTCTATGAAAGCGTTCAGATCACCACCACCATATACAGCAGCTGTTGTTCCATTCTTGTTGCCCAATGTATTCTTCAACATATTTATGATGTCAGAATTTAATACATTGTATAGCTCTCTATGTATACCCTCTATATAATTTCCTGACTTATCACCTTTTCGTAACTGTTGATTTGTATATACTATAGGTGTATGTTTTATATTAATGTTAATTAATTTACTTCCCATAATGTCACTTCACATATACTAAATAGCCTGTCTGCAACATTAATGCATTAATCGGAACACACTCCATAATTTCATGACCATCAAGTATTGACTTTGGTACAAGAGGCTCTGTCACTCTATACACAATGGTACAAGTAACACTATCACCATCTTCACTATGCACCACCTTAGTCTGTCCCTTTGTTCTTAATCCCATTACCTCTGTTGCTTGTTTATACAGAGGTACATTAGAATCAGATAATCTGTCGAATTCTTTATATTTTAATGGTTTATGATAATAATCAAACATTTCTGCCTCCAATATTGCTGATGGAGATGGAGTTTCTCACATCCCCACCAGCAGAAGAAGGATAACGAATGTCAGAATCTGGCAAGTTAAGGTACCTTCTCTACTGTCAATCCATCTTTTTAATCTGTGCTAAAGCCTGTATGACTTTATCATATCCTAATGTTGCTGTAAGGAATGAGAGTAAGCACAAACATATAATTTCAATTACTATCTGTGGTGTAACAGCTATATTGGTGTAAATTATATAGCCCACACAAGTTCCTATGGACACCACAAAGCTCGTTATTACAGCCAAGATGTTTGATGAATATTTTTTACCTGCATCATCTAGCAACTTCTTAATGGCTTGAACAAATAATGATGTAAATATTGTTATAGCTGTCAATGCAATTAATAAAAATTCTGTATTCATTATCCTATGCCTCCGTCTATATTATTTATAGTATCTTCATACTGTCTAACAGTTAAATCCATCTTTTCTTGTTCTTTAGTCTCAAAATAGCTCTTAGCAAAGTATGGAATGATTGTAGCTATTATTGATGTTACTAAAGTAATACACAGAGCCTCCAAATGCTCACAATGATTAAAATATATATCAGCCACAAAGAACACAGAGAGCCAAAACATGGTGAAATACTGCCACCTAGTCATCCAATCCTTGCTATACTGTTTGACTCTACGTTTTGCTAATTTCATAACTGTCCTTTGTTGTCTACCTGTTTAAACCCATAAGAGTTATAAGGTTTATTCACATCATAATCATATGGCTTATCTTTATCCAAAAGGTATCTCTCTAATTTCTTCTTCGCTTCTTTAATAGGTGCCACATCATCTTTATTTAATGCATGATCTAACAGGGCTAAAAGTGCCTCCTGTGTAACAGTGCTACCATACTCAATTCGATCAAGTCTTTGCTTATCAACATAAAGCATCCTATCAATTTTATCTAAGCGTTGTTCT